CCATACTGGAGTGCTAAGAGAATCGCGATGCTCGATCCGGCCGACGTCGCCACTACGGTGGATGTGCTCCACATATATTGCTCTTTGATTCGGTCGGTGATTCGATCAGTGATTACGCCAGAGTCATCAGGATCTTTGGGTGCAGGTCTAAGCTTTGGTCGATCGACGATCGAATCGATCAGATCATCTTGAGGTTCCGCCGCTGCCAGGAATCCCAATGGGACCTGCAGCGGCTCGCCGTAAATTGTCGATGGAACTTGAACCATTTCCTGGCTTTCATCGACTTGGCAACTCACTTCACGAGTACCAGCTGGAAGTCCATCCAGGGTTGCAGGAAGCTTGCCGCGCATCGCACTCAGCAGAAACGGAGTCGATTGCCCGAGTCCTTCACCACCACCTGCCCAGGTCAGCAAGCCAACGACTCGTGGGCCTTCATCGGTGTAATCGATCAGACTCGATCCGCTGCGTCCTCCGATGGCTTCCGGCTTCCACGAGAGGATTTGTCCTTCCTTGCGGTTGAGCCGAAGAACCTGCAGGCTTGGCCATTCGCACCGTGGGCAACCAAAGGTCGTTACCGACGATTGGTTGCTTGGGTAGCGATCGGCCAACGGGATCGGCTCGACATCCTTTGCAAAAGAACCATTGCACTTGAGCAAAGCGAAATCGACACTCGTCCCCTTACCATACCCCGAGGCGATGATCGTTCCGGTCCCTTTCTCACTGGAACCATTAGGATTCCAACGCTCGACGTTGACCGTTCGCCCACGCGTAGTGCCTGCCACGTGGGCGTTGGTAAGGACGATCGCGTTACCTTCCGAAGTACGGCCAACGACCGTTCCGCTGCCGCATACGCCACTAACCGTGACCCGAACCGTAGCCCGAACGACTTGATCGAATCGGTCACTAGCGACGCCATCGGCAGTTGCTCGTGGAGTTTGATCCACCAGCTTCAAGTCTTCTCGAAGTGGATCAAGAACGATCGTGCTCTGGACTTGGCCAGCTTGGCAAACCCCATTGATGCAGATTTTTTCTTGGGCGAACGACAAGGTGGCCATGCAAACAGCCACCAGAAGAACCAACGACAGACATTTGGTTTTCATAGTGATTCCTGCGATTGATGAAACGATGGATACAAATGAAGCGATGTGGATGCGATGACTACTGACTTAGCCGCATCCGAACGGTCGTATCTGCGGAAGCAGCTGCTCGGACCACTTTGCCAATGGATTTGTTGCCCGCCGAGGTCGTGGTCACGACGTTGTTGGTGTCGTCCCAGTACAGGATGGTGCCGACCGTGAAGGCGACCCCGGTGTTCTTGTTGAAATCAAAGACACCGTCGACTGCCAGCGAGCCGACCTCACCGGCTGCCAGGGGGCGAACTGTAACGCCGACCAAATCCCCTTGGACAACCACATCCCCAGACGCCAAAGCGCTAACGGGGGTGTGATCGATGTAATGACCTTCTTGAATGAACGTTGCCTGTGGCATGGTGAGCTAAACCTCAATTGATGGATCGGATGAAACTTGGAAAGACGTGCTGGGCTAGGCTTATGCTTCGCCCTTGCACTTGATGGCTGCACGTGGATCTTGAAGCGCGACACCGAAGTCGTGATAGCCACGCATCTGAACGCCTAGCACGTTGAAGTCCGCATCGGCCGTTTCGATGGTCGGAGCTTCTTGACCGTTGAGGAACGCTACCTCGATCAAAGGCAGGTCGTTCGGGTCGGTCATCAAGTACCAAGCCTTCGACGAGTTGCCGGTGTAGAGAGCGTTGGCCAGGTACCGGCTGACTTCCACGCGGAATTTACCCACGTGTGGATTGGTGATCGGAACACGAGCGTTGGCCGTGTTGTCTCGCATCTCCATCGACTTGTAGAGCTGCGATCCGATCGCTGAGAGAGCAGTCGGAACCAACATCACCGCTGGCATTGTTCCGATCGGTTTGCCATCGGAATCCACGAGGTCGTAATAAGCGACCTCCGCCTTGGTGAGCCCATCGATCGACAGCACTGTGTCGGTGCCGGTCAGGAAGTTCTTGTTGCCCGCGGTAAAGAACGCGCTGTTGTTCATGAAGATCGTCCAGAAAACATCGTTGATCTTCAGGCCCGAGCCACGACCGAGTTTCCTTGGCACCGTGGTGATCGCACCCAGGTCGTCGTTGATGATGTCGCGCCGGTCGACAGCCATCATCAAGCCGTAGGTGTCGGCTCGGTTGGTGTAACTTTCGCTTCCCAGGTTTCCATGCTTGAGCTCACCACCTGGGGCAACCAATTCGTATTGGTCCTTTCCGATCAGTCGGTAGCTGGTCACGGTCTTGAAGTCCGAAACGTTGCGCACCGCACAGATGTTGCGCCAGGTTCGCTCAACGCTGAAGAAACCGTCCAGGAGGAACTTGTTAGCGACATTCGAGAGAATACCACCGATGTCGATGTTGCTCACCGAGCTGGCTTCGATGGAATGGCCAAATGCCGCTCGCATCACCGCGCGATGATCTCGGAAGTTTCGACCCGAGTAGCCGTTTGCCCAAGCTGCCTCGAGCAGCAGCTCCTGCAAATGAATCCCACCACGGAATTTTCTAGCTGCCAAATCAAGCGATTGTTCATCGGCAATCTCCTCGACATTCGAGAGATTGGCCGCCAGGTAACAAGCCGCTTCCAAGACTGGAGCGTTGATGGTGTTTTGCTGAACGTGGATCGCGGGAACCTCGGGTCGGCTGCCTCGAATTTTCTCGAGCTCAGCTCTCTCCAATGTCCAACCTTCACGGATTGCCTGGGCTTCGAGCTTAGGCAGCACACCGCTGTAGATCTTACGAATTCCAGCGATACGTTCCAGTTCGGCTGCATGCGCCGTTCGCATGGCTTCAATAGCCGCAGTGACTTCCGTTTGCGTTGTCACAGGCTCTGGGGTTGCCTGATTCGGAACAACCGGAGTGGTCGGAGTTGTGTTTGTATCGTCTTGAACTGGGGTTTGCGGATCGTCCATGTTTGGTTCTCCAGAGTTTGAAGATGCCTGAGCTGCGACACTCGCGCTGGTTGCTCCGTCGGCACCAAGGTCTACAAAGCTGATTTCACCAAGGGAGGACTTTCGGACAACGTTCACCGGTCCGCTGTATTGCGTTCCGTTGACGGTTACCTTTTGACCTTCTTTGACGAATTCGAATTCATCCACACCGGCACCCACCGAGGCTTGCCAGGGGAATCCGTTCTTGGAACTGACCACCACCTCGCGTGCTGCGGGGGTATCCCGCGAGACAACGCCTGTGGCGATCAGTTGGCCGCTTTCGACTCGGATTGCATCGGTGTGCCCGACACCCGAGAGGGGATCGTGTCCAAATCGAATCGGTCTGGATTGCGAAGGGATCGACATACCAGCTAGATCGATTATCACGGGGTAGCGCCAACCCGATACACGCATAGGTCCACCGGTGTAGGCGACCATACGGAACTTGGGCAATGCTGCCGGAGTGGAACCATCGGCAGAAGCATCGATGTCGAACACCGCAGTTGCCGAGATGCTCAGTTGGCTTTGGGTTTGCTGGGGCTTAAGCGTCATCGGCTGGGACTTCCTCGTCTTGGACATCGGTGTTTTCCTGATTGGTGGTGGGAGTGACCGTCTCGGTAGCTAGACCAAGCTCCGACATGAGTGCGATTTCTTTCGCTCGTTGGCGAAGTTGTGTTTCCCAGTCTTGACCTCGCTTGGCGTATTCATCCGCCAGCGTTGTGGTGTGACTGGCTAAGCGAGTGGCTTGGGCCGAGGCTTCCTTCGCGGGATCGACATGTTCGTGGCCATCCCAAAACCATTGATGTGGCCACTGAGCAAAGGGGCCTAGTCCCGTTGGAAGCAAGTCCGGCAATAGAGCGGCTTCATCGAGCCAAGCAGCGAGAATGCGATCGAGAACCGATCGCTCGAGGTGTGATTGCTCGACCCGGATTGCCTTGTAATAGGTTTGATGATCAAGCCGACCAGAGGCATAGTTGTAGCCCGAGCTGTTACCGGCTGCGACATTGAACGGCATGTTCAAACAGCGAGCGATTTCATTGAGTAACTCATGTTTGAACTCACCATAAGTTGTCGATGGTTGTTCGGCTTGCATCTGAGCCATCTTCCAACCGCCTGGCATGGTTACCAAGGCTCGCTTTTCAAGCTCGATCGGTTCGAACGGCTCTGCAGCATCGGCTTCGCCGTTTGCTGGAGCATCGGTGTAGAGGATCCCTGCGAAGTCGGCTGCGGTCTCTGCGGCAGCAAGTACTGCCAGAGTGAATCGGCGAAGTTGTGCAAACAGGGGAAGTGCCGGCATGATGTCCGGGATGCCACGGGTTTGACCTGGGCGATCGGCTCGAAACCAATGCAGAACACTCGAAGCGGGAATCCGTTCGTAGTCGCTGCGGGCTGAGTAAAAACTATCGCCAGGATGATTACGAAGGATGTGGTATTCGATGGGGTTTCCGGAACCATCGAACACGATCCCATCCACGGCGATCGTGGAAAGTCTGTCGAGATCGGGCGTCGTGACCTGGTCGGCCTCGATGAGGCGGAGGTCAAGCTGGACCTCCGTGTTGAGGCGAGGATTGTTCGTTAGAACTGCGAAAGATTCGCCATCCGTGGCGCGAGCCATCCGCATCGTGCGGAGTTTCTCAGCAAGATGCACCGAGCGGGCCCAATGCATAAAGGCCTGTTCGATGCGACGATTGGCTTCAGAGTCGCCAGTGAGCATTTGCAACCGGGGGCCGGTACCGACGACGTCATGCGCGAGGGTCAAGACGATCCCTCGGGCATACGAGTTGTTGGCCGTTTCATACCGAGCACGGTTCCGAAGGATCCGTCGAACTTCGGCGCTATTGGATGCGTTGGGCGAGAGCCCGTCGGCATTAGCCCAATGGCGACGATTATCGTCAGTGGTCACCGCAGCGTCATAGCGAGCGCGCACGACCCTCGCAAAGCTTCGTGCTTGCGAAGGAGTACTCTTTGGCGACCACCAATTGGAAATCCAGGACAACACGGTTACTCGGCCCCCGGTGGAACAATCTTGTTGAAGACCAAGCCACGACGCTTCGATTTCGCGGCTTGCTTTGAGGCTAGGTAGCGATCGGCTTCGATTTGATCGGTCAGTTTGTGTTGTTCCACACTGCCTGCGTCGCCAGAAGCTTTGGCAGGACCTTCCGCATTGGTGCGAATGGAATCTTCGATCTCAGCCATGGGCAAATGACTCACACTCAAAGAGGAACACGACCAGGAAAGAATGGGTCGGTGGATGTGTGGGTCGATCGGTGGTTGGGTAG